TGGTGAAAATCCATATTTAATACTTGCTTCTTGTTGTAATGTAGATGTAATAAGTGCTGGTTTAGAACCTCTAACAGTGTCTTTCTTAATAACTTCGCTACATCTAAACATATTAGATAAACTATGATAAATTCTTGATGCATCAGTTTTATTTTCAATTTTGGCAATATTATTCTTATCATCAATCATTGAAATTGTCATTTCATCATTATTTGCCTTAATTTGATAATAAGGTGTTGGAATAAAATTGTTAATTTCTTCATCTAAATCAACAATTAACTTTAATACACTACTTTGTACACGTCCAGCTGATTTAGTTTTAATTTTCTTTTGTAATAAATGTGATAATTGGAACCCAATAATTCTATCTAGCATTCTTCTTGTTTCTTGTGAACTAACTAATGCTAAATTTATACGACGAGGATTGTTAAATGCTTCTAATATAGCAGGTTTAGTAATTTCATTAAATTCAATACGTTTTACATTGTTTAAATCCAATTCTAATACACTTGCTAAATGCCAACTAATTGCCTCACCTTCACGGTCAGGGTCAGTTGCAAGATATACTTCATTACCTTGGCAAATCTTTTTAAGTTCTGCCACCTTTTGCAATTTATCATTTAAAATTGCATAACGTGGAATAAATCCTGCAGGAATATCAATTCCTAGCCCACCTTTTCCCTTTGTAGATAAGTCTCTGATATGTCCGTTAGAGGCGACTACCTTAAACTCTTCTCCCATATAACTTTCAATCGTTTTAGATTTTGATGGAGACTCTACAATAATAATTTTTTTCATATTATCACATCCTCGAATCGTCTTATATTATTACATCTTTAAGCTTTTAAGTCAAATAAAAAATACATTAATTTTTACTCATTTTTATCCAATTGTATAACAATTGATTTTTTTCAAAAAAAAGATAATAACAAATACTCTTGCTATTATCCTATGTATCTATTAAATTTTTATTCATTTTCTCCAAAAAGATTAAACGATAATTGTTCGTCCTCTTGAAAATACTTCGAAACTGGATAGAAAGTTTTGCGATGGATTGGGCAAGGTCCATACAATTCTAATGCTTCCATGTGCATCTTAGTTGCATAACCCATATTATGTTTAAATCCATAATTAGGATACTTTACATCCATCTTAGCCATATAATCATCACGAGTTACTTTCGCTAAAATACTTGCTGCAGCAATTGAAGCTGAAAGTGCATCGCCATGTGTTATTGATTTTGTAGGGATATCAATATCTTTTATTGGCATAAAATCAATTAGGGCATATTCAGGTTTTACTTCAAGTCCTAACAAAGCTTCTTTCATAGCTTCTTGAGTAGCTGAATAAATATTAGATTCATCAACTTCTTGTGCTGAAACAAAAACTATTTTGTAGCAAATTGCTTGTTTAACAATCTCTTTATATAATGATTCGCGTTTCTTTTTCGATAATTTTTTTGAATCATTTAACCCATTAATACGACTTGTAGGAGGTAAGATACACGCAGCTACAACTACTGGACCTGCTAATGGTCCACGACCAGCTTCATCTACTCCTGCAATTAAAGTCAATCCCTCATCTTGCAATTCTTCTTCATATTTATATAAATTAATCGTTAAGTCTGTCATAACTCATCGCTCCCAATTTATTGTGCCTTAAATCAAATAGCACCATATTTATAACTCGTTCGTAATCTACTTCATTACCTTTAATCAAGCAATTGCGTTTTCTACCTATTACTTCATATACTTCTAATAATTCCATATCTTCTGTAATATTTACTGAATATCTGTTATTTAGGTTTTCACTATAATATTTTTGCATAAACTTCAAACCATAACTAATAACATCATCTAGAGGTAAAATATCATCTTTAATTGCCCCACACAACGCTAAATTATGTGCAACAATTTCATTTTCAAATTTTGGCCATAAAATTCCTGGAGTATCTAACAACTCTAAAGAATTATTAATTTTTATCCATGTTTGACTTTTTGTAACACCAGGCTTGTCACCTACAACAGCAGCTTTACGTTTCGCTAGTGTATTAATAAATGTTGACTTCCCAACATTTGGAATCCCAACAACTAAAGCTCTTATTTTAAAATTGCTATATCCCTTTTCTTTAGCCTTAGCAATTTTATCAGCTAAAACTTCATAACAAGCAGGAATAATTTTATTAACATTATAATTATCGATTAAATCAATATCAATTGCTTTAATACCTTGGTTAGAAAAATGGGTTATCCATTCTTTTGTAACACGCTTATCCGCTAGATTTGCTTTGTTTAATAATATTAATCTTGGTTTATCTTTTAATATTTCACGCATCATTGGATTTGCAGATGAAAGAGGAACACGAGTATCCAATATTTCTAAAACTATATCAACTAATTTTAATTTTTCTGTGATTTCGCGACGCGCTTTGGCCATATGGCCTGGAAACCAGTTAATGGAGACTTTTGAAAAACTTTCTTGATTACTGTTTTTATTATTTTTTTCCATAAAAAAATCATTCCTTTCATTGAAAATATTTATTTTATAATTAAATTTTTAATTTGCGTTTCTTTATGGTATTATATCACATTTATGTTTATTTATAAAGTCCACTGCCTCAAAATATTTATCTTCACATTTAAAAATAACTTTTAGATTTTTATTTTTATCTATAACTATATCTTCTATAAATTCTTCTATTAATAATTTATCTAGGTTTTCTACTTTATCTATCTTTTTAAATTGATTAATCCAATTCTTATTTTCTGTGGTTTCTATATTTAATTTATCTAATTTATTTTCTAATAATTGATATTCTTTTTTTAGTTCATTAATCTTTTTACTATACTCAGAATTATATTCCCAATATTCTTCTTCAGTAATAAACTTTTCTTTTAAATCATCTTTAATAGAATTCTTTAAAATTATATATTTTTCTCTTTTTTCTTCATTTGTTTTAATTTTATTTTTTAATATTTCTACATCATAAGATACTTCTTTTCTATTTATTATTTCTGTAATCTTATTATCAACTTCTATAATCATTTCTTTATATTTATTTATTATATCAATTACATCTTTTTCAATAACTTTCTTTTGACAAGCGTGACTTGTACATTCTTTATTATAAATATAACTTCTACAATAATAATATTCATAACCTTTTGACTTTCTCAAAACAAGATTACTTCCACATTCATTACACCTTAAATGTCCTGCAAAAATATCATATTCGTTATTCTTTTTTACTCTTATTGCTCTTTCGTATATCAATTCTTGTACTTTTTCAAAATCTTCTTTACTTACTAATTCTTTATGATGATTAGGAATAATAATCCAATTGTCAGAAGATACATCTATATTTTTATGAATTTTATGACTGATTTTTCTTCTTTTTCCTTGAACCAACTCACCTATATAAGAACGATTTTTTAATATTTTATCAATCTTTTTACCATTCCATTTTTTCATTTCTTCCTTAACTTCATAATTATAAGTACCTTCTTCTATTTTATACATAGCCGGTGGTAAAATTTCTAATCTATTTAATTCATCTATTACTTCTTTTTTACTTTTTCCATTTAATATCATAGAAAATATTTTTTTTACAACTTTTGCAGCCTTTTTATCAATTATAAATTTATGTTTATCATTAGGGTCTTTCTTATAACCAAAAGGTGCAACAGAGCCTATAAATTCTCCTTTTTCTTTTTTATGGTCTAGGACATTTCTAACTTTATTAGAAATATCCCTAGCATACTCATCATTCATTAAGTTTTTAAAAGGTACAATAACATTTCGTATTGATTCAGGGTCTTTATAACTATCTATATTATCATTTACAGCAATAAACCTTACATTATATGCAGGAAAAACATCTTCTATATAATTACCAACTTCAATATAATTTCTTCCAAATCTTGATAAATCTTTAACTATAATTGCATTAATTTTTCCAAGTTTAATATCATTTATCATTCTTTGAAAATCAGGTCTATCAAACGTTGTTCCACTATATCCATCATCAATATAATAGTCAACTATTTTAATATCATTGTTTCGTTTTGAAAATAACTTAACTATACTTTTTTGATTAGTTATACTATTTGATTCTATTTTATCTCCATCATCAGAAGATAATCTTAAATATGCAGCTACATTCCACTTTTTCATTACGATACCTCCATTTCATAATTTATATAATTAAGCATACTTTCATATTCATCTTGATACTTAAATTTAATTGTAATATTGCCACCCTCGTGAACATAAATACATTCTATTAATTCATCAATTACATCTTTTGATAATACTTTTATTTTTTTATTTCTTCTAAAATGTTCAATCCAATATTGTTCTTCTTTAATTTCTTTGAAACTATTTTTTAATTTATTTTCAAACATTTCAATTTGTTCATTAAGATTTTGTATTTTAAAATCGTAATCTTTTGAATAATTAACAAATTCATCCTTTGAAATTTTATTTAGTTTCCAATCTTCATAAGAACATTTTTTCAATTTTTTGATTTTTTCAATATCATTTGTTAATTTAGATATCTTACTTTCGTACTCTAATTTATTCTTGTTATATTTGTCGCTCTCTTTAATCTTTTTAATGGTTTTTTCTATATTAAGCACAGATTTTATTTGCATAATAATAGTTTCAATAACTAATTTATCTAAATCAGCAGTTTTAATCTTATGAGGTGTACATTTTCCTGTTACAGTTTTATAATTTCTGCAATAGAAATTTGAACAAGTACGTACTTCTCTTGTATCTTCCATCTTACACATCCCACGACCACAATCAGCACATTTTATTTTATATTTATATATTGTTAATTTTTCTGGTTTTTTTCTATTTTGATTTCTACTTTTTATAATTTCCTGTATTTTATCAAAATCTTCTTTACTTATTATTCCCTCGTGTGTATCCGGTACTATTACCCATTCTTTTTTAGGTTTAGATAGTTGTCTATGATCTTTGTAACTAACAGAGCCTGTCCTGTTCCATACCAAATTTCCTATATAAATTTCACTTGTTACCATTTTTCCAATAGTTGATGTACTCCAATGATATTTACTTTCTATTTTATCCCCATCCATATCTATATTGTATTTTTTTCTTCTCTGCACTTCTTTGCGACATAAAATACCATTACTATTTAAAAATTTTGCAATTTTTATATGACCATCTCCATCAAGAGCCATCTTAAATATTTTTCTAACCGTTGGTGCTTCATCTTCATCTATAATTAATTTGTGAATATTTTCAGGGCTTTTCTTATAGCCATAAGGAGTAGTTCCTCCAACCCATTCACCATTTAACGATTTGGTCATAAGTACACTTCTAACTTTATTAGAAATATCCCTAGCATACTCATCATTCATTAAATTTTTAAAAGGTACAATAACATTATTTATAGATTTAGGGTCTTTATAACTATCTATATTATCATTTATAGCAATAAATCTTGTGTTATATAAAGGAAATATTTGTTCAATATAATTACCAACTTCAATATAATTTCTTCCAAATCTTGATAAATCTTTAACTATAATTGTATTTATCTCATTATTTACTAAAGCATTAAAAAGTCTTTTAAATTCTGGTCTATTAAATGTTGTTCCACTATATCCATCATCAGAATAATAATCTATTATTTCTACATTTTCCTCTTTTTTTAAATAAAACTCTATTATTTCTTTTTGATTTGATATACTATCGGATTCTGCATTATCTCCATCATCAGAAGATAATCTACAATACACTCCTACTTTCCATATTTTTCTTTCTGCTCGTACTGGTTTATTTTTTCTAGGCATATTTATTTACCTCCCTTTCAATTTACGAGTTCATTTTAGAAAAAATATAAAAACTTTACCATTGTGCGATTTTTCTATTTGTACATTTGCTAAAATTATCTATATATGCTTTTGATAACATTTGAGATAGATTCTTCAGCTTTTACACTATTATTAGAAAATTCTATTTTTACTACCTTTCCGTTAAGTTTAAAGAAATAAGGATTTTTTACACTAATTAAAAAATCAAGTAATCTCTCATTACTTGAACTTTTCCTACTTATTTTTATTTCTGACAAATCATCTACTTCATCTAACTTAATATCTTCTAATTTCATTTTTCGGCATTTATCTAATTTTTCTCTTAATGAACAAATGTCAATATTATTCATTCAATTCTCCTTTCTAAAACTTCTCTTACATTTTATTTTAAATTCGTTTTTTGTTTTAAACTTAAATAAACTACAATTTAACAGAACTCCACTAACTAATTTTTTAACATCTTTTTTACTCTTACCAGTAACATACATATTTTCTACCTTATCTTTTGTTATAAGAGTAACTAGATATGTTTTATTTCTTTTTCTGCGAAACACTTTTTACCTCCTGAAAATAATATTTAACAACCCGATTTAGGTGTTTTTCATTTCTCATTTTCTTTGATGTAATAGTAAT